AAAGAATTACAAATGATAAAGTTATTGTGAGCACTATGCATGCTTTTGGTAGTAGAGAACTACGATTAAATACTTCTTCTTATTTATTAAAAGGAGATAAATGGAAAGGTTTTAAAAACTTTTCTCGTTATTGTTCTGATCTATCTTTTGAAAGTTATGTAAACGAATCAGGCTATCCACAATATAAAAACAATCACATGAAGATAATAGAATATGCAAGAAATAAAAGGATGTCATTAAGTGATGCAGCTGTTGAACTTGACTTACATTACAGCACAGACATCTGGTTAACAGAACAAATCTATTCAGATCTACAATCATACAAAGATACTACTGGTATGTTTGAATATTCTGATATGATTTCCAAGTTTGTCGAGGAGGATAAGTGTCCACCACTACACTGCGTCTTCCTCGATGAAGCCCAAGATCTGAGTCCTTTGCAATGGAATATGTTCTTTTACATAGAAGGTAAGTGTACTCGTTCTTATATTGCAGGGGACGATGATCAAACTATTTATACCTTCCAAGGTGCTAACCCAAATATATTTATTGATTTGAAAGGACATCTAGATCCACAAATACTATCACGTAGAGTACCACGTAAAATACACAAACTAGCAGAATCTATCTTCCCGCACATGAATACTCGTTTAGAAAAGAAATGGGAACCTAGAGATGCTGAGGGTAAAGTTATTTATAACATAGATTTTTTCTCATTAGATTTATCGAAAGAGAACTGGATGATATTAACTAGAACAAATAAAATGATGGAGAGATTACGAGAACATTTATATGATTTAAATTTACGATTTGATTCTAAAGCACAAGAACTATTACCTAATAAAATGTTAAGTGCATATAGAACTTGGATAAGACTTAATCAAGGTGCCTCTGTAAGTAAAGATGAAGTAAAAGATTTATGGGATTACCTTACAGTTAAACAAGGTCATCTAGTACGAGGTTACGCAGGTGGCAAGACTCTAGAAACTATTGACTCAATTAATATAGAAGGACTGAGAGAACACCACGGGCTTCGAGCGACGGGGAGCTGGGAGCAACTAAACTTCCCTGAATCAAGTAAAGACTACATTAGAACGATTCTAAACAACGGTGATGACATGATGAAACCGGCAAGAATAAAATTATCTACAATACACGGTGTAAAAGGTGAGGAGTGTGATAATGTAGTTTTGTTTACAGACTTAGAAAGAATTATATATGAGTCAGCGCAAAGAGATGCTGACCCAGAACATAGAACTTTCTTTGTAGGTATAACAAGAGCAAAGCAAAAACTATTCATAACCAATCAAGATTATGAATATCAATATAACATAGGAGGACCACTAATATGACGGATATAGGTATGTTTGATAAACTAGCTGGAGCAGGAAATAAAGTTAAACCACAGAACAAGCAGGTAGGCGGGAGTCACTACATGTATTTTGACATTCAGCCATACGAGTTTATTTCAAAAAATAATCTTTCGTTCTTTCAAGGCTGTGTTGTGAAGTACGTTTGTAGGTACATGCACAAAAACGGAATAGAGGACCTGGACAAAATAATCCACTATTGCGAATTAGAGAAAAAGAAGTTAAAAGATATCAAGAAGAAAAAGAAATAATGTTTACAGCTCAAACAGAATGGGATTGTCCTGAAAGCTTTCCAGATTTATCTGATGCAAAGTATATTGCGATTGACTTAGAAACAAAAGATCCTGATCTAAAATCAAAAGGATCTGGAGCTATACAAGGTCATGGTGAGATTGTGGGTTTTGCTGTAGCTGTTGATGGATGGTCTGGTTATTATCCTATCGCACATGAAGGCGGTGGTAATATGGACAAACGAATTGTTTTAGAATGGTTTAAAAAAGTTTGTGCAACAGATGCTGTAAAAATATTTCACAATGCAATGTATGATGTATGTTGGATAAGAGCTTACGGTATACCTATTAACGGACACATCATAGATACCATGGTCATGGCATCATTGATTGATGAAAATAGATTATGGTATACACTTAATAGTATTTCATTTGATTATCTTAGAGAAGTAAAAGATGAGAAGGCTTTAAAAGAAGCTGCAGAATCTTGGGGTATAGATCCTAAAAAAGAATTGTATAAACTACCAGCTATGTATGTTGGTAATTATGCAGAGAAAGATGCTGAACTTACATTAGAATTATTTAAAGTTTTATCTAGAGAAATTACAAAACAGAATCTTACAAATATATTTGATTTAGAAACACAACTATTTCCATGTTTAATAGATATGAAATTTAAAGGCGTTCGTGTCGATATCGAACGTGCTCATAAGCTGAAACAGCAGTTAAATAAACAGGAAGAAGAACTCCTATTAGCAGTAAAAAAAGAAACAGGAATAGATGTTCAAATATGGGCAGCAAGATCGATAGCCAAAGTATTCGATAAGTTATCATTAACTTACGCCACAACCGAGAAAACAAAGTCACCTTCATTTACAAAAAATTTCCTTTCCACACATAGTAATCCTGTGGTTAAAAGTATAGCAAAGGCAAGAGAGATAAACAAGGCACACACAACTTTTATAGATACAATACTAAAACATCAATACAGAGGCAGAATACATGCAGATATAAACCCAATTAGGTCAGACCAAGGTGGTACAGTTACAGGTAGATTTAGTTATTCTAATCCAAACTTACAGCAGATACCTGCAAGAAATAAAGATCTAGGTCCTATGATAAGGTCTTTGTTTATTCCAGAAAAAAATCACAAGTGGGGTTGTTTTGATTATAGTCAACAAGAACCAAGATTAGTTGTGCACTATGCAGCTACAACAGAGCCGATTTGTTTTGATGATTCAGTTGGAAGTATTGTAGATAAATTTAAAGACAACTCTGTAGATTTTCACCAAACTGTAGCAAACATGGCTAATATATCTAGAACACAAGCTAAAACAATTAATTTGGGTCTTTTCTATGGTATGGGTAAAGCAAAGCTACAAGCAGAACTTGGTTTAAATACTAAAGAAGAAGCAGAAGAATTGTTTAATACGTATCATACGAACGTACCTTTTGTTAGAGATCTTATGAATTATACATCAAAGACAGCTCAGACATCTGGATCTATTGGTACACTACTAGGACGTAGATGTAGATTTAATAAATGGGAACCAAATCAATTTGGTATGCACAAACCTATGGACTTTGAAGAAGCTGATAGAACTTATGGTAGAAATAGAATTAGAAGAGCATTTACATACAAAGCGTTGAATAAATTAATACAAGGCTCTGCAGCTGACATGACAAAAAAAGCTATGGTAGATTTATATAGAGAAGGTGTAATACCTCACATACAAATACACGATGAGTTAGATATCTCGGTTGAGTCTGATGACGCGGCAAAAAAAATAATTGATATTATGGAGAATGCTGTTAGTTTAGAAGTCCCTAACAAAGTTGACTACGAATCAGGCGAGACTTGGGGAGATATTTATGGATAATTATGGCTTATTTAAATGCAAACATTCCTGTAGAGTATGCTCAAATAAAAAGAGAATATCTTTATGATCTTAAAAAACATCACGGCGAAGTTGAAGATTGTATTATCTTTGGCCTATCATCTATTACAGGTAAGTCGATCTTATTTCATTGCATTATGGAAAACGGAGCTGTCTTCTATCGTCTCCCGATATCTGCGTTCATTCAAAGAGGTTTTAAACCAGAGGACGTTCCTAGGCGTAGACTGGATGAGTTACAGTTATGGAATTGTTTTAGTTACTATCCTGCTGTTACTAATTGGGACATCTTAGAAGGACAAGCCGGTAAATATATTGGTAAAGATAAAAAATGGCACCCTGGTAAATACTTATTTACGGTTGACTTCGCTCACCCAGAAGCTAATATATTAGACACGGACCATTCAGAGATTCCGCACGAGCACAAATGTGCTCACATCATAGCTCTCGATGACGGGAACTATGCAGCACAACCTAACAATAGATGTATTTGGGATATACCTTCATTCACAGTGAAAGATAATATTCCTGATTGGAAGGTGCAGACTTCTGAATGGAATGTAGAAAACACAAGTAAATGGAAGACCGAAGATACGGACAACTTCTTTTACGAAATTGAGGAGAAAAAACAT